CCTTTAGTCGGTGCTTGTGTTTCCCCAAGTAGACCGAGTTTTGTTTTCTTCTGCACTTCTCGAACCGCGCTATCTTTCCCGTCCATTTGTGCTCTTTTTAAAAGCTCGTCATGGTAAAAATCTCTAAAAGCGGTTTTAAAGGATTTAATCCCGTTTTGAACTGCATATTCCATCACTTTTACTTCTAGAGACTTGCCTGATTCGTCTGGATTGGAAAAATCTATGTTTTTGTATTGTTTTTGGATTGTTTCGATTTCTTCTTTTAATTTTAAATCTTCTTGCTCTTGTTGTTGTCTTCTTTTTTCACTTACATATTCTTCTTTAAATTTTTTAAGCTCAGACAACTCATTATTAATAGAATCATATCTTGGATCGTTATATTGATTTTGATATTGATTCTGATTCTGTGGTTGTTGATATTGGTCTTTATTACTGTAATTGTTTACCACATGACTCCACCAGTCTGGGTTAGTTTGAGCATAATTATCAATTTCAGCATATGTTTTATACTTATTTTCAAACTCTTGATTGCGAGTATTAAATTCATTCATTTTTTGAGCATAATCATATCCTTGAGATGCTCTTTTCAAAATCATCGAAATTGGTTCTTTTATCGATCTACCGCTAGCAGTATATTCATACTCTTGTTCTCTTTGCTCACTCATTGGAATTTCGGATGATTGAGAATCACTATAATCACCATAATCATTCACGTTATTTTCATTCATTTAATACTCCATTTATTACATTGCTTGTACTGCTGGACGGCCCATTGTCTCCACTGGTACATTGCCAGTTTTTGCCTTGCCTTGACCTTGTGCTTGGCCAAGACTATCGGCAAAGGCCATAAAAGTTTGCATCAAGATATCAAATCTTTTTTTGTCTTCTTCTGGTAGTTTTGATTGATAAATGATCTCACCAAGTTGATTTAATCCTGAATTAATACCAACTAGCAGTTGAGACGCATTGCCTGGTTTTTGCTTGTTTTCTTCGTTCATTTCTTCGTTCATATCTTCATTCATTTTTTGTCCGTTCATTCCACTCTCCATTTATGCTTGTGTTGCCGCCATCGCGGCCTGTTTTTGTTGTAATCTATCTAATAATGCTTGATAATTTGGATAATCTAAATTCTTCAAAACTTCTTCTGAATCAATAATTCCTCTATCAAATAAGTTAAGTAATCTAGATTCCTTTTCCGCTTTCGAAAATGGCAAGCTTGATCCTGTTGTAACCCTAACATCTAGATTTGATTTTAAATGATAGACTTCTTGTTCACCCTCATATATTGATCCATCTTCATTCACTATATATTTATTTCTTCGCAATACTTTTCTTATATCGCCTTCTTCTGTCTCTTCTTTTTCTATAACAAACTTAAAGTACTCATTTAATTTTGGATCATCTTTATTTGTTAATCTAACTATTCTTGGGACTGAGTAAAACTCCATAATCAGAGTCAAGTAATGTTTCCCAAGATCTTGTAGGTATGCATCTAAGTTTCTGCTTTTTAGTCTGATTCTTGTCTGTGCTGCCTGTTGTAGTTCTTGGATGGCCAATGCAGCGTTAACACCCTCAGGTCTAATGCCTCTTGTGACATCGTTCGATCCTGCGACCTCGTCGAACCACATTTTCATCCTTGAGATCATTTCGAGAACATGTGGTTGAAGTTGAACACCCATTTCTCTCCTAACCTCAGATCCTGGGTTTTTCTCAACTACTAATCCTGGTCTATTGATTAAATTATCGGTATCAACACCTGCATTGCTATCTACGATAAATATTGGGTTTCCCATTAGCATAGTTACGTCTAATGCAAATGATAAGAGCTTGTTGAACAATCTTTGAGGTGATTCAAGTTGTTCAATCTCTGATAATCCCCAAAATTGTCTTGGGTTTATATAGTTGACGTAACATTGGATAGGGAATGATCCATCGTCCATATAATTTTCAGTATCTTTAAGGACAACGTTGCCAGCAATTTGAACCATTCTTCCTTGAGGGTATTTTAATTTCTGAATATATGACTTAACTTCTGTTCCTTGCTCGTCATAATTAACTTTTTCTTCTTCTTCGTATGTATCGTCTTTGATAAATAGAGTAATTAGTAATGCTTGTTCTCTTTGAGTAGACGCTTGCGGTTGTTCATAGTCTGTATACACGACCGATTCAGAAGGTGACTTATACTTGATATCCTTTGGTTCCGATCGATCGATATAATTTAAGTTTTGAACGTCTGCTTTTACATACTTTCCTTTTTCAGGATACAATCTTTTTATCTCGCAAAGATCCATCGGTTCTGCAATAATATAGTAATTGCATTTGGTATTTGGTGACGTTGCGTTTGGATCAGGAAAATTATAAAAAACATCTGTACTTTCATAAACTATTGATCCAATGCCTTGATCACCATTAGGATCATAAAAAATTCTAGATGGTCCAGTCCCAAAGATATGGCCGTCATAGATTACTTCTGTTAGCGGTATCATCCAGTTATTTCTTACCCAATCCCATTCGCTAACTTGATTAATTATCTCTGCAAATTGGTAATCACCTGGTTCCGTAGCGATATACTCAAACTTTGGTTTCGCATCGGTCAATATTGGAACAATAGACTGTATCGTTTGAAATATAAGATTAATGACCTCAGAATGGCGGTAAGATGGTCTTTTCTCTTTCCATTGCTTTCCTCTAAACATCTTGTAATAATCAGGCCATTTTTCATCATATTTAGATCGAAATGACTTTGCTTTGTCGAGAAGATCGTTGCATTTCTTTACAAGTTTTCTTTCTTCTTCGGTAGGCGTATATGAATCTTTCTTCTTAGATGTTGATTCTTTCTTAGAATTGCTTAATGAGAATGGATCATAACTCACCTGTTGATTCATACGCTATCCCACCTATTTTTCCATCTTTGTTGTTTTGTTTTTTCTGAGTGCTTTCTTATGGTATCAGGTTTTTCAGTCCCAACCTCGATTAATCCTTTTTCTTTAACTATATTTTTTAGATGCGACTTATTTCTAATAACCGTTCCAAGTGCTGGGTTATATTCTGGTTTATCGTTTATTGCCATCAACTGAGGAGAAGAGAACACTTTTGACATTACACCATCGCAACAAGTGCATTTCTCTTCGCTATTATAAGACTTAGCGTCTTTTATAATTTCGAACATCATCGAGCATTTCTCACAGTAATACTCATAGATCATGGCCGTCTCTTCTTCTTAATTTTTTTTGAAATTCGTCGTAAGGATGTCCGCTCGTCTTCTTTTCAGAAGGAACGGTTATCACGTTGGTTTTACCTATCCCCTGAGTCATTATACTCAAATATCTTGCGGCATCGCAAGCATGATTATCCTGGTCGACAGGTAATTCTTTCTTTTTGTTACTATTTTGGTCGGGTAGTAAATCATCGTCCTCAGCATAATGGTAACTATCATATTCATTAATCAGGTTAGGACATGTTCCCTCAAATATTTTATAGTTTCCGCTTTTGATTAGCTGATAATGACAATCAATGCCCTTCTGGATGTCGTTGTCTGCTTTAAAGATAGGTATACCTGCCATTTGGAACTCCTGGATTAGGTCCGGCCTTGATGGATCGGCAAAGAATTTGTCGACACCGAATAGGCCATGTTTTTGTTTGAGAATATCTAAAATCTGGGATGGTCTTAAATTGCTCTTATAGACTTCGCTTAAATCTATCTTATAACCATATGGTGTAATGGCCCTTATGAGAAGACAAAAAGGGTCTCTATATCCCCAGTCAATGCCTCCATAATATTTTGTCCCTAGAGGTAGCAAAAACGGTTTAATCTCGCATTCTTTTTGGTCAAAACAATCGTAGACGATCCCTTCTTGCCTCAACCACTCTCCACCATAGATCATTTTGAATCGTCTTTCGTCCATCGTCTTTCTTTTACGATCATATTCTTCTTTGGGGAAATATGGGTTCTCATACGATGCCGCCTGAATTAGCTCAATTTCATCATGCCTCTTCCCTTTTTGGTACGACGAAATTAGGTCTTTATAAACCCAATTAAGTGAGTAAGGACTAGTCGTTAAAATAATTGGTGCTGCTTTAAAAGATGATCGAGCTTGTATGTTTTCCCAAAAATATAAGGAATACTTCCCGGCCTCGTCACACCATATGGCCCTTACATTGGTTATCCCGACTACGGAATCGGGATGCGTGTTAGTCCTGAAATAAACCGTAGGGCCATTAGGAATCGAATAGGTGTCATCTTTAGAACTATAAGATCCGATATTACCCATAACCGACAAGAAGGAAGGCAAAGATGACTGTTTAAGTATTTTATAAGATGGCGCGGTGATAAGGAAGTTATCTTTTTTGTCGTTGTGCTCATGCATCTTTAACCTAGTCCATACTGCTCCACAAGTTGTATTATGAGTAACCAAATCATCTTTAATGGTATAACTTTTAGTTTTTGACGAAACTTCGAAACAAATAGTGTTTTTTTTGCCAACATTAGTTATGCTAGTTAGTGTTTTTGTCTTTCCTGTCACCATTGGAAAATCAAAAGACATTTTTTTAAGACAAAAACGGCATTCGAATAGTTGCAATGTTGTCATTAGCATTTCTTTGGTGCCATTTTTGACAATATGAATATGATTTTTGTCAAAAATTATTCTACTTTGATCATTAAATGCTAATTCGTACGAATCTATTAATCCTTGTTTATAGATCCCGACTATGAGAGTGGATTTTCCTGTCCTATCTATCAGTTTATCGCCATATGTAATATCAGATGCTTTTTTGTATCCTCCAAATGTTAATACAGGAGTATCTAAAGC